ACAGAATCAGGACATACTGATACAACCATAAAAACTATTTTTGATGAAATTAACTCAGACGAAATCCAAGATAGAGATATCTTAATGACAGATCGAAAACTATTGGTCGCAAATAACGATATTTCTGTCACACCCAAAGTTGGTGATTATGTAACAATTAGTAGTGATAAATGGAACGTCACTTGGTGGCAAACTGACCCCGCAGAAGCTCTTTTTGAAATCTTCGTTAGGAAAACATAGATGGCAAAATCATACGCACCATTCAATTCTCGTACTTATGATCTCCAATTTGATAAGATCATTAAAGATGTCAAAGGAAAGATGGGTGCTTTGTTGGAAGAAACTGCCAAGGGTGCTTTGACAGACATTATCAATAATGAACCAGCTCCATTTAAAACAGGTTCGTACATCGCAAGTCATAGGGTTGGTATTAATCAAGAAGATACAAGTGATACTGTATTCGAAGATGTGGGTGAGATGTCCTTAGAAGGTGCCCGTGAAATTGCCCGTGCTCAGTTACCCAAAATAAAAAACATCAAAGACACAGATACAATTATCATCTCAAATTCAGTTGGTTACTCCACAAAATATGGATATAGTTGGGCAAGAAATGTTGAATATGCTGGTTGGGGTGGTAGTGGGTATTATCTAGTCTATGAAAAAGCAGCGTTAAAAGCAATGAACGATATTGAAAAACATGTGCAATCTGTTAAAACAACCACAACTAGGACAGTAAAGTAATATGGGATTTAGACAAGATATACGTGCAGCAATAGAAGGCAGGCTATCTGATAATTGGACTAGTACAGATATATCTTGGGATAATGTTCCTTATACTCCAGAGGCAAGTACTGCCTTTATTCGTTTGTTAATTGATGAGGTTGACTCAAACCAAATTAGTATGGCTGGTATACCCTGTCATAGAATTATTGGTATTATTCATATTCCTATTATGGTCCCTACAGGTACTGGTACACAAACTGCCAAGGGGTACTCAGATGCACTAGGTGATATTTTTCGTAATGCCAATTTTAGTGATATTATCTGTAGATCACCAAAAACGGTTCGTGTGGGCGACGTGGGTGAGTTTTACCAATTTAGCTGGATTTGTAGTTTCCAAGCAGACAAAGCCTTGGCCAACGCCACGTAGGGCTTGGGTATGTATTTTATATGGACAACGATTGTGGTTGCTCTCATGAACTCTCAGGGCGCAAAGAGATGACAAGATGCGAATTGGTTTTATTTCTTCAGATGCAGATGGCGAATGCAGATGCCAAAAATGCCAAAAGTTACTAGCCAAGATAAAAGACATTGGTGAATTTGCAGTAATTGAGATAAAATGCACCAGAGCGCATTGTGGATTATTAAACACATTTGAGATCAGAAAAAATGCACATCCCGGACGAGATAAAAAATCAAGCGGCGAAAGAGTTACCTTTGGATTGCAAAGGCCAGCCAAAATGTATTAGACAACCAGTTTTTCAAATGCGCTGCGAGTGTGAGTGCTATAAAACTAATTTAAGTAGACTATTAGCTGAATACAAAAAGAATAAAAAATGAAACAGTTTAACCATATTTATTGCTTTATCGTCAGAACCTCCTTGAAGGTCAGTTTTATATTAATTCAACCGATTAAGGAGGTATTTAAAAATGGGCGACAGTAACAGAACATCATTATACTATGGAGAGGAAGTGACTTGGGGTACGCTTGCATCTTGTACGTTTCAAGAACTCCGCTTCACTGGGGAAAGTTTTGCTTACAATATTACGAATATAACCAGCGCAGAGATTCGTAATGATAGGCAGATCACCGATTTAATCCAGTCCGATGCAGATACTACGGGCGGGTTTAATTTTGAGCTTAGTTATGACGCTTTCAATGAATTATTGGAAGGGGCGCTGTGGAGTGACTGGTCAACTGCCTTGGCTATTTCAGCACTAGGTATTGACTTTAATGTTAGTGGTGCAGTAAGTGCTAGTAGTGCTTCTGAAAGTGCTAATTTCACAACTGCTACTCTTGGGCAATGGATTGAGATTAGTGGCGGCACAAATGCCACAAACCGTGGCTACTACCAGATTACAGCAAAGACAGACCATAATAACATAACAGTTTCCCCTGTTCCTGAGACGCAAGCTTCAACTGCCACTTCAGGCAACGCTGCTGTTGCTGTTGGTGGTTCTTACTTACGTAATGGCACGACAGAGCATAGTTATTCTGTGATCAGGTCACATGCTGGTTTGGCTACTGGGCAGCATTTTACATTTTTGGGGCAGGTTATTAACACCCTTAATCTGGCTGCACAAGCAGGGTCAATTCTTACTGGTAGTTTTGATTTCATTGGTGCATCGGCGAGTTTGGCACAGAATTCATCTCTAGCACTTGCTGCCGATGCTGCTGGAACTAATGATGTTCTTACTGCAGTTAGCAATGTTGCAGAGGTTCGTGAAGGTGGAAGTGATGTTGCCAGCTGTCTGGTTCAGGGGCTGGATGTTACCCTTGCCAATAATGTTCGTGGTTTGAAAGCACTTGCCACTTTAGGTAACTGTGATATTGGCGTTGGTAAATGCGATGTCACTGGTACGTTAACTGCCTACTTTAAAGATAACAGCCTTTATGATAAATATTTAGGTGGTACCCCAAGTTCAATATCTTACAAAGTAGAGGATACTGATGGTAATGCTTATATCATTGATATGCCTCAGATTGAGTTTGAAACTGATGGTATAAATGTTGGTGGGCAGGATCAGGATGTAATGGAAACCCTTGGTTTTAGAGCGTATAGAGATTCAGCTTACACGTACACACTTCAGATCAATAAGTTTGCTGCGTAAGTGATCTCAACCGCATAGGATCAGATAGGTGTTTCCTCCTTTCCTCTGTTGATGTGCCCCGTGTTGATATGAGGTTTTCGTTGCGCTTATCTGGTCCTGTGACGGCTCCATCAACCAAAGTTGATGGCTTCTTTGCCAAGCAAAACGCTCCGCCCAAGCGCCAAAATATTCAAAGCAGCATTATGGTCCCGATCAATCTCCAACCCACAGTGTGGGCAGTCATGTACACGAACACTTAGATCCTTTGGCACAATTGTTCCACACTGAGAACACATTTGCGTAGTGTTCTTTGGATTGACTTTAATTAACTTTCTACCAGCATTTTCGGCTTTGTAAAAAAGGAAACCAAAGAACTGCGACCATGCAGCATCATTTATATATTTATTCAAGACTTTAGGGCTATTCTTTACCATGTCTCTTGGTTTAAGGTTTTCAATAAATATATAACCAAATTCATTTACTATCGTTCTACTAAGTTTGTGTTGGAAATCTCTACGTTGGTTTCTAACTTTTGTATGTAAACAAGCCAACTTTTTTCTCAGGGTTTTACTTGGTTTCTTGGAACACTTACTCTGAGTTTCCTTGATTTTGGCTTCTGATTGTTTTAAATATTTTGGGTTATCAATTGTTGCGCCATCTGACATAACAGCAAAGGATTTAATTCCAACATCTATTCCAACTTCTTTATTAGACTTTGGTAAAACATTCTGTGGAACTTCATCACAAGAAAAAGAAGCATAAAACTTGGAATTTTGCCTCTTTATGGTTACAGTTTTAATTATACCTTCTATTTTTCTATGAAGCTTAATTCTAATATAACCAATACTTTGAATATATAATTTACCATTTTTGAGTTTAACGCCATTACCATAGATAGGAAATGTAATTGAATGAAAGCGATCTCTCCCTTTAAATCTAGGAAAACCTGGTTTTCCACCTTGTTTAATTCTTCTAAAAAAGGCTTGGAATGCCTTGTCTATATTTCTAAGAATATTCTGAGAACAGTTGTAATTGAGTTGGGCAAGGCCATCATTAAAACTACGGATTTCTTTTATGGAATAACATTGATCATAGTAACTGATGGATTTATGCCACTGTTTCCAACAAATAATTCTATGTTCCAGAGCACAGTTGTATAGAAATCTGGCTGATTGGAAAAATTCACCAAGTTTAGTTGCTTGGGTTTTATTAACAAATAACCTATATTTAAAGGATTTTCTCATTGTCATTTTATACAGTTAATATAAGTATTATAGTTAATTTGTCAATAATTTTTTTAATTTGAGAGGAGTCTGACATGGGAACAGTAATAGTAGACCAATTCAACCCTGTACATGGGTATTGGAATAAATTATATGAAGTTGGTTCAGCCGACTTTGATCCAGATGCGCCAATCACCATTGATAAATATGGTGGGCCTTATCGTGTAAGACATATTGGTGAGCCTGAACCTGAAGTTATCAAAGATCCAGTACCTGAAATTATTGAGGATGAGTTGGAAGGAAAAGTTGAAGTAGTATTTGAAGAAGAAGTTGAGGAAGAAGATCTTCCTGAATTTGATAATAGCAGATGGTAAATCTTTAACCTTTAAACGGGGGAGTAAAACAATGGCTGATGTAAAAAAGTTATTTGGAACAGATTCAACGAAAGAACAAGAAGGTGTAGTTCATGAGATGGGTGAAGGTCTGAAAATGCGGATTGCTCGTATAGGTAATCCAAATTATCAAAAACGATTTCAGGCACTTAGCAAACCTCACCGTAGGGCAATCAGACGTGGAACATTGGCAGATGAAGTGGCAGAAAAACTATTGATTCAATGTCTTGCTGAAACCATAGTTTTAGGTTGGGAAGGTTTGGAAGAGAATGGGGAAGAAGTCCCATACTCACTGGAAAATTGTGTCAGGATTCTAACAGATTATCCTGAACTGCGAAACTACATTAACGATATAGCAAATGAGCTGGAAGGATACCAAGCTGAAGACGATGAGGAGGCCACTGAAAACTTAAAAAAGTAATGGGGTGGAGTCTAAAAGCATCTGAAAAAAAAGGCGTTGGAGATCTGACTTGGCTTGAGTGGGTCAGGCAATTAGAAGAAGATGGTAATGATGTCACTGGGATGCTTGATGAAGAACCTGAAATGTTTTCTGATTTGGCTATTTACTGGAATGCGTTTCACATATTGTCTCCATCCCGTAGTTCAGGAATGAGTGTTGGATCAATAGCTCTCCCTGCGTATGAAAGTTACTTTAGAATATTTGGCGTTGATTCTCTCGAAGAACAGCTTAACTACCTTAAATTTGTTGGAGTTTTAGACTCCGAATATCTGAAGTGGCAGGGTGAGAAAAGTGAAGAAAACAGAAAGAAAAACGAAAGAAAATCAAAAGGCCAGAGACCACCTAAAAAGTAGGTCTATGGTCTTTTTTGGTTTTTAGTTATGGCAGATATAGCAAACATATCCATAGTATTGAGTGCTAAGGGTGCTGAGAAAGTTGTTGGGCAACTTCGTAGTATTAAAGCTTCTGGGAAGACTGTTGCAATTGCTTTGACAGGAATTGCAACTCAACTTGCTCGTATGGAGAAGAATGGTCTGGCTGGTGTACAAAGACAAATGAACAGCACTACATCTGCATCTAAGAAATTAGAGATGCAGGTAAAAAAGCTTCAAACTGCTAATGAACAATTAAAAGCTACAAATACAAAATTAACTACGGCCTTCAAACAATTAAACACCAGAATAAGAGCAGGAACAATAGCGGTAAAGAAACATGGTAAAGGCATCCGTAATTTGCTACCCCACGTTGCTGCTGTTACTATGTCTTATATGGCTATGCGTAGAGCCGTACATGCTGCTATGGAAGCTTTGAAAACGGCAGCAGGATTTGAACAGCAGATGGCAATTGTTGGTGGTATCGTTCGTGCTACTACTGCTGAATTTGAAATGTTG